CTCGCCGAGCTGCTTGGAGACCTTGATGCACTGGCGCAGGACTACGCGGCAGAGGCTGACCGGCGGCGCATCGCAGGATTAGCGTGCGAGTCCGCCTATGACGGGGTGCGCATCGCGTCCGCCCAAGGGGATTCCCGATGACGATTGAACTGTGGCAGGTGATTTCGCTGGCGCTGACGGTGCTGGGGCTGCTGGTGGGCTTTGGCAAGGTCCTGCTGGCGCAGATCGACAAGCGCCTTGAACAGCGGTTTGCCGCGATGGAGCGTGAGGTGCAGCGGGCGCGGGAGGTGGAGCGCACGTTTGAGCGCGAGTTTTTGCAGTTGAAGGCGGATTTGCCCTTGCACTACGTGCGCCGCGAAGACTATGTGCGCAACCAGACGGTGATTGAGGCCAAGCTCGATGCGCTGGCGCTCCGGTTTGAGAATTTTCACCTGCAATACCCCCCGAGGAGCACCCCATGAGCAGCATTGACAGCCAGCGCGTGCGCCGCGAGTCCCTGCGCTGGTATCTGTTGTTGGCGCTGAACAACGCGCGCCCGGAGAGCCTGGCCGAGGAGATCATCCAGAGCACGATGCGTTCGATTTACCCGGATGCGACACCGGTGGAAGTGCGGCGGGCGCTGGATTATCTGGAAGACCGCAAACTGGTCAAGCTGCGCAAGGAGCCGTCCGGGCGCTGGTGGGGCAAGCTGACGCACTACGGGATGGACATTGCCGAATACACCATTGCCTGCGAGCCGGGGATTGCCCGCCCTGAAAAGTACTGGAGCTGACGGCATGGCCCGGCGCAGCAACATTTCCAGACTGCCCAAAGCCGTCCGCGACTGGTTGGACAAGGCATTGGTGGAGCGCAATTTCAGCGGCTATGCGGAGCTGGAAGCGCTCTTGCGCGAGCGCGGGTTTGAACTCTCGCGCTCGGCGATTCACCGCCACGGGCAGAAGATCGAGCGGCGGATGGCGGCGATCAAGGCCAGCACCGAGGCCGCGCGGCTGATTTCGGAAGCGGCGGCGGACGAACAGGACGCGCGCAGCGAGGCCTTACACGCGCTGGTGCAGACGGAGTTGTTCGACACCATCCTCAATTTGCAGGAAGCCGCCGACGGGGCGGTGGACCCGAAAGAGCGGGTCAAGCTGCTCTCGGTCGCCGCGCGGAATATTGCCGATTTGACCCGTTCCAGCGTCAATCTGAAACGGTTTCAGACCGAAGTGCGGGCGCGGCTGGACGCGGCGAGCGCCAGTGTGGAAAAGATTGCACGCGCGGGCGGATTATCGGATGAATCGGTGCGCGAGATGCTCAAGGTCTTGGGAGCGATTGCGTGAGTGAGCCTGCTTCTGCCCCGGCCACGGTCGCGCTGCTGCCCTATCAACAGCGCTGGGTGGCGGACACCTCCCCGCTCAAGGTCGTGGAAAAATCCCGCCGCACCGGGCTGACTTGGGCGGAGGCGGCGGATAACGTCTTGACGGCGGCGCGGGCGGGCCGTGCAGGCGGGATGAACGTGTATTACATCGCCTACAACCAGGACATGACGATTGAATACATTCAGGCGTGCGCGATGTGGGCGCGGGTGTTCAACCAGGCGGCGACGGAATTGCAGGAAGCCTTTTGGGAGGGCGAGGACGAAGCGGACAAACACATCAAGACCTACACCATCCGCTTTCCTGATTCGGGGTTTCGGATTGTGGCCTTGTCGAGCCGCCCGTCGAACCTGCACGGACGACAAGGTCTGATTGTGATTGACGAGGCGGCGTTTCACGACCACCTGCAAGAACTGCTCAAGGCCGCGCTGGCGATGCTGATCTGGGGTGGCAAAGTCCACGTCATTTCCACCCATAACGGGGTCGATAACCCGTTCAATGAACTGGTGAGCGACATTCGCGCCGGGCGCAGAAAGGGCAGCATCCACCGCATCACTTTTGCCGAAGCGCTGGACGATGGCCTGTACCGGCGCGTCTGTGTGCGGCAGGGTATCGCATGGTCGAAGGCGGCGCAAAAGGCGTGGGCGGCGGATGTGTATGCCTTTTATGGCGAGGGCGCGGCGGAGGAACTGGATTGCGTACCGGCCAATTCCGGCGGCGCGTGGTTGTCGCGGGCGCTGGTGGAATCGCGGATGTCGGCAGAAACAGCGGTGTTGCGCTGGGCCTGTCAAGAGGGATTTGAACTGTTGGCCGATCACCTCCGCGCGGCGGAGTGCCGGGATTGGCTGGAGGAAACAGTCGCGCCGTGTCTGGCAAAACTGCCCAAAACCGCGATCTCGTTTCACGGCGAGGATTTCGGGCGCAGCGGGGATTTGAGCGTGCACGTGCCGCTGATTCAGACCCAGAACTTGACGCGCAAAGTGCCGTTCATTATCGAGCTGCGCAACGTCCCCTTCCGCCAGCAGGAGCAGATCACGTTTTACCTCTTGGACCGGCTGCCGCGCTTGCTCGGTGCGGCGTTTGATGCGCGCGGCAACGGGCAGTATCTGGCCGAAGTCGCCATGCAGAGATACGGGCCAACACGCATTCAACAGATCATGCTGTCCGAAGGCTGGTACCGCGAACACTTACCGCCGCTGAAAGCGGCGCTGGAAGACGGCACGTTACAGGACATTCCCCGCGATGCCGATGTGCTGGCCGATTTGCGCGCCTTGCAGGTCATCAAGGGCGTGCCAAGGCTGCCCGACGTTCGCAGTAAAGGGGCCGATGCGGGCAAACGTCACGGCGATGCCGCGATTGCGCTGGCGTTTTATGCCAGCCGGGAATTGAACAAGGGGCCGGTGCGGGTGCACACGCGGGGCGCGCGGGCCAGCGCCGGACTGTTGAAGGGGTATTGACCATGACGAATGCAAAGGGGATTTATGTCTCGCCCACGCGGTTTGTGAGCTTTGCGGAAAAGCCGCAAAAGACGGCCATTGCGACCCGCGCCCGCATCGCGGGCAATCTTGCCAGATTGGGCCAATGGCTGCCCAATCCCGACCCGACCCTGCGCAAGCTGGGCAAGACCCTTCAGATTTATCGGGACTTGCGCGCCGATGCGCATGTGGGCGGGTGCGTGCGGCGCAGAAAAGCCGCCGTGCAGGCGCTGGAATACGGCATCGAGCGGGAGGCCGCCGATCCCCGCGTGGTCGAGTTTATCGAGGACATGCTGGCGGGCTGGAAGCTCGACCGGATCATCTCGGAAATCCTCGACGCGACCCTGTACGGCTACCAGCCGCTGGAAGTGACGTGGGCGGTGATTGACGGCCAGCACGTTGTCACCGACATTCAGGGCAAGCCCGCCGAGTGGTTCGGGTTTGACGATGACAACGCGCTGCGGTTCAGGGACAAGGATGCCGGGCCGGAGGGCATCCTTGTGCCGCCCGAGCACATCCTCGTCGCGCGGCAGGACGCCAGTTATGACAATCCCTATGGCGTGGCGGATTTGAGCCGGTGTTACTGGCCGACGATCTTCAAGCGCGGCGGGATGGAGTTCTGGCTGAAATTCACCGAGAAATACGGCAGCCCGTTTTTGATCGGCAAACACCCCAGGGCGACGCCGCAGGAAGAGGCGGATGTGCTCGCGTTCAGTCTGGAAAGCATGCAGTCCACGGCGGTGGCGGTGATTCCCGATGATGCCAGCGTGGAGATTCTTGAAGCGGGAGGCAAGGGTGCCTCGGCGGAGGTGTTCGACAAACTCCTGCGCTGGTGCCGCTCGGAAGTGTCGATTGCGCTGTTGGGGCAGGATCAGACCACCGAAGCCGATACCACCAATGCCAGCGCGCAGGCCGGTTTACTGGTCGCGCAGGACATCCGCGACGCCGACCGCAGATTGGTGGAATCGATCATCAATGAAGCCATCGGCTGGGTGGTATCCCGCAATTTTGACGATGACGCGCCGCGCTTTTCGATGTGGGAGCCGCAGGACCTGGACAAGGCGCGGGCGGAAAGGGATGCGATTCTGGCCGCGATGCCGTGCGGGCTGTGGTTCAAGCCGGAGTACTTCAAACGCAAGTACGGCTTTGAGGACGATGAACTGGGCGAGCGCCCGGAACCGGCCGCAGGTTTTAATCCGGGAGCGATGTTTGCCGAGACGGACACCGCACCTGCGCCCGATCAGGCGGCGCTGGATGACGTGATTGATGCCTTGGCCCCCGAAGCCTTGCAAACGCAGATGGAAACCCTGTTGCAACCGGCGATCAATGCGGTACGCGCGGCCAAATCGGAATCGGACGTGTTGGGGTTGTTGGCCGAGGCGTATCCCGAGATGCCCGAGGATGACCTGATTGACACCATGCACCGGCTGTTTTTTGCGGCGGATGTATGGGGGCGGCTGTCGCAACAGGCGGAGCGGGCGTAATGGCCGCGCCCAAACCGACCCGCGCCGACCTTCACGTCATGATGCGGATGGAGCCCAAACGCGCGATGGAGTATCTCAAGCGCAAGGGCTTTGCGATCACCTGGGATTTTCACGAGATGGACGCGGCGGCGCACGCGCGGGCGTTTACGGTGGCCAAGGCCACGAGCCTGGACATCTTGCAGGATTTGAAAAACGGTCTGAAGGGCCGCAGCCTGCGCGAGTATCAAAGAGACCTCGAACCCATCCTGCGCGCCAAAGGCTGGTGGGGCAAGCAGGACATCCTCGACATCGACACCGGCGAAGTGCGCGAAGTGCAATTGGGCAGCCCGAGGCGGCTCAAGACCATTTACCAGACCAACATGCAGTCCGCGTATATGGCCGGGCGGTATGTGGATGCGGTGGAGGCGCAGGACATCCACCCTTACGCGATGTATGTCGCGGTGCAGGATGCCTCCACCCGTTCCAGCCACGCGGCGATGCACGGGCGGGTATTCCGGCTGGACGATCCGGTGTGGCAACACATCTGCCCGCCCAATGGCTACGGCTGCCGCTGCCGGTTTGTGACGTTAACGGAAGCGGAAGTGAAGCGGCG